ATCCCGATGTATCTTCTCGTAATGCTCGGGTCGCTGTGTCCCAGCACCTCCTGCACCATCACAATGTCGCCGCCTGTGTCCATGTAAAGCCAGTAGGCGAATGTCTTTCTAAGCGTGTGGCAGCTCAGGCTTTCCTTGTAGCCCACCGCATCCGCCGCCTCATTCAGAATCTGCCATACCCGTATTCGGGAAATCGGCGTGTTCTGCTTGCTCCTGCTGTTGCGGAACGCAAATTCATAGTCCTTCTTTCCCTTGAAAAAATCCCTGTAGATTTTCTGTAGGTGCGGGTTGATGGGCAGTAGGATTGTCTCCCCTGTTTTCTGCTCCGCAATGGCAATGCGGTCTTTTCCTCTCAGATCTCGTACCCTGTATTGCAAAATGTCGCTGATTCTGCGCCCAAGGTAGACCCCTGTCATAAATAGCACATAGTCTCTCTCGTTCCGCTCCCTGAGATAGTCCCCAATCACGCCCACCATTCTCCTGTCCTCAATGGGCATCACATATTTCAATCCATCACCCCCTCGCTACCATGGCGTACCCCATTTCTCTTTCAGGTATTCCTTCTCCTTCACTCCGGCGTTTCTGTAGTCCTCCCACATATCCGCCGTCCATTTCGCTTTCTTCTCCCTCTTTTCTTCCGGCACATCCATCCGCTGCTGTCCGCTCGCTCTCGCCATCAATGCAATGCCGTAAGCCATCACAAGGTCGTCATGCTCGCCCTGCTCCGCCTCCGCTCTCCCCTTTTCGTTGCGGATGAAGCAAAGCATTTCTTGCAGGGTGTCCCTGTCATGCACCAGATGTAGGTTGCTCCGCATGAATTCCTGCATCGTTGCCACCAGCACAGGGCGCGTCAGCCCGTTCGTTTGGAAGCCAAAGCTTTTCCGAAGCCTGCCCTCGTAGTTGTCATAAATCTCCCGCACATAAAGCTTCGGGTAGTGTAAGTATTCCAATACCTTCTGTGGGTGCGTGGAAAAGTTCGTCTCCACCGCCGCCAGTGCGTCATTGTAATATCGCCCTAAGCAGTAAACCTGCTTTGCATAGCTGTCCTCGTCGCAGCGTTGCCATTTCAGCCGCGCCATCTGCTCCCCTGTAATGTTGTCAATCACCTGCACCGTGAAGGAATCGCTCCCTTCTCCTGCCGTGTCTCCGCCCAGCGTGTAGGGTCTGCCCTGCTCCGGCTCCTTGAAAAGAAGAATCTCCCCCTTTTCGTCCTCGGTAAAGTGCCGCTCCTTTAAAAGAATACGGTCAAGCCTCTCCTGTGCCTCTGTGTAGGTGAAGCGTCCCCTTCTGGGTGTCTCCTCCATCGTCCGCAGCCGTATGATGATTGCCTTGTTGTCAAATACCCCTGCCCCCGTTGCAATAAATGCCTCCTCCGGTGTCGCCGGGTATTCCTGATGAAATAAGTCTATGTCGTTGTTGCAGTTGTTCCGGATGCACCACCTGCGCCACATGATTTGCTCGTTGTCCAAGCCAAAGGCAGCCTTAAGTTCTTCCTCCTCCTCCGTCAGCTGCTCCCCGTGCCATTCCCTGCGGTATTCGTCCATTTCAAACCATGCCGCAAAGAAGGGAATGTAGTCATTCCTGCCGGCTACCGCGTCATCCCACATGCTTTTGAAAAAGTTGAATCCGTTCGCCGTGCTTTCGATAATAACCATGCTGTCCTTTGTCGCCGGCACCGCCTGCATCAGTCCGGAATAGGTCTCCGCAATCTCCCCCGGCCAGAACGCCAGCTCCGAGGCATGCACGTTCGTTAAGGTGTCACTTCGCCCAACACCCTTGCCCCCGGCTGTCGCGCATTTTATCTTGCTTTTCAGCCCGGGAACCCGCTCTTTTTCGCGCGGGTTCTTCGTGGGGTTCTCAAAAATCAATTCCTTCGCGTTGCTGTTCTTGAGTAGCGGTCTCGCAGGGTTTCTCTCCTGAAATAGCTTGCTCATGTTGAAAAGGTTCGTGGTCGCCTCGTCCTTGTGCGTGATGATGAAGCTGTTCACGTTGCTTCTGGTCGCCGTTTTGTAATAAATCAACGCCTCCGTCAGCGTGGAGAATCCCATCTGCCTGCTTTTCAAAA